TATTATGTTTTTTTAATAAAGCTCTAAATTCATCATCACCAATTCTATTAGTAATTAATAAATCAGCAATTTGTTCATTTAAGTCTAAAAATTTATTTCTAGTAACCTTTCCTTTTTCAAAAAGTTCTAAAGCAAAACCCTCTATTTTTTTTCTTAATTTGGGTTTAATAACTGGTTGAGATAATTCTTGAGGAATAATCTCCCCATCTAATGATCTTGGTTTTTTACCAATAATATTTTCGACATTCTCTCCTTCTTGTTTTAAAATCTTATTTTGCTCTTTTAATTTTTTAGCAAAAAGTTTTTTGTCTGTAATTTTATACTTGATTTCTTTAGTGCCTGATTGTTTTACTTTTCCTAAAGAATAAAATAACCAATCAAGGGGTAAAGCTAAAATAGCTCCTTCGATTGCCATTTTAGAATAGGCTTTAGCTTCTGAATCTTCTGTATCAGCTTTTAAAAATTCAGTAACAGGATTTCTTAAATTAGGATATTGTTCAATTAAATTAGATATTCTTTCTTGAAAGGGAGAAAAGGCAAACGGTTCTGCTGCTGCACCCTTTACCGAAGTTTTGAATAACCAACCCTTTTTATCACCCAAAAGTTTAGTTACTTTTTTACCAACTTCAGGAAGTTTTCCTAACTTTCCCACCTTAGTCCATCCAGCATAAGGAACCATAAATCCTGCCACATCTCTAATTAAAGAACCAGCCATTGATTCAGGTTCCATAACTTCAGGGAGTGGGGTTTTTCCTAGTGGATCACCAGGTAATAATAAATTTCCTAAATCTCTAGTGGACTGTAGAACATCTCTACCAGCTCCACCAAAAATTTGCCAAAAATCTTTTAGCCATCTTTTGTCATAATTTTCGTAAGGATTATTAGAAACATCTATAATTCCTTTTTCTTTTTCTTCAAATGGATTTTCAATTTTAAAAGGATTATCAATGGTAATTTTTTTTGCTTCAGGGATATATTCGCCAGTATCAACATTAAAGGTGTTTCCAAAAATAGTAACTTCTTTAATAGATTCTTTAAAAGGATCAACAACCTTTTCTTCTTCTTCTTTTTCTTTTGTTTTAAAGGGATTTTGAATTTCTGGAACAAAAGGATTTACTACAACCATAGCTCCTCCTATAAATTAGCACTAATAGATTCCCAATTATCTCTAAACCATTTAATTAATTCTTCGTCAGATTTACCAGGATTTGCTTCTTTTAGAGTTTTTAATTCTGAAGCGGTTGGGTTTCTTATTTCTTTAAGTTTGTCTCTCTTATCTATACCTGCTGATAAAATTGCTTCTAATCTACTTCTAACAGGTCTAATTTGTTTATTATATAAATCTTGATCTGCTTTAGGTAATGTTTTAAACCATTCTTTAAAATCATCTCCTGAACCATGCTTTTTAGCTTCAGTATATAAAGCCCAAGCCTCTTTGCTTAAAGTAGGAGTTTTTACTCTTTCCATAAGTATTGCTGAAACATATTTTTCAGGAAAGGCTAAAAATAATTCCATATCTTTTTCAGGAACTTGATCTTTATAATCTTTAATAAATTTTTGTTTTCGTTTTGATGCTTTAACTTTCTCAACGGCTGACGTTGTTACTAAACCTTTTTTAAAAGAAGGTAATATGGTTTGTTCAATAGGTTTTCCTTTCACTCCACTTTGTATAATTTCCATGCCAGTCACCGCAGGAAGATTGGAAAATAAATCCAACATTCCTTTGCCTGGATCGCTAGGTTGATTGAAGGTCGTTAGTAATCCTCCTTGACCCCAATTTCCTCCAGTACCAAACAATCCTTGTCTAGGTTCTGTTGCTGCACCAGCAATAACATCTGGTACATCAGGTTGTACCATGCTACCTTTTAAATATTTTTCAAGCCATTCCCAAGCCATTATATTAATCCTCTTAATTTAGCATCTTCAAAAATTCCGTAGGATGCTGTTGTCATAGGTGTTGTTATAAAATTGTTTGTTTTTGCTTTTGCCGTATTGTAGTTGTCCATAATCGTTTGCCCTGCTTCGGCTATGTTTGAAAAATGCAAGTCATAAGCCGATGGAGGCAATTCAGATCCTCCAATCACTGCACTGGCATAAGGCACTAAATCATTAATTAATTCCTGTGTTTCACCTTCTAAAGTTCCTGTTAAATATTCCTGTTCCTGAGTTCCAGTTAAATCCCTAATGGGATTATAATATTCCAAATTATATTGTCTGGCATAAGCGTCATCTAATTCTGACTGGGATTCTGTATCTAAGGCCGAATAGTCGGTATCATAAACCCTTTCAGAATATTCCTGCACATCTTCCACATAGTCTCCTCCACCTAGAGCATCTTCGCCTGTTGGCAGTGAAGCAATGTAAGCATCATAAGCCGCCTGTTTTTCATTTATGGCTTTGTTTAATTGATAGGCATTATAAGCCATACTCAAAGGATCGGCAGATAGAAGAAGATTTGTTGCCTTGATAGGTATTTCAGCTTTCTTATAATTTTCAATAACGTCATCTATAAAAGTATTTTTTTCTACTTCTACAGGAACATCTACCGCATACGATAAAGCCTTGGCTTCTTCGTCTGCATAAGAACCATCTCCACCACTAGGTTGTGATGTTGGAGGATTGTTTGCAGCTTGAGAAACAGCTCTATCAAATTGTCCATAATCTGATCCTGTATCTCTACCAGAATTTCCTCCTGAATATGCTGCTGCCTCTGCTGCTGTTCCATGTGGTGGTGGCATTGTTCTCCTTAAATTGCTATTGCTATAATGACTAAAATTAATAAGCCCACCAAATATTTCATTGGATGAGCTTTGACTCTAACTTCCAAGTCATAATATAATTTACTTATCTTTTTCATTTTTTAAAATTTCTAATTTACTAAAAAATAAATGGCAATCACTACGACCACTACAGCAGTAGCAATTTTAGGATGAGCTTTTGCTAACGCCCATACTTGTTTAATTTTTTCCATTATAATAATAATCCTCCTAGTAATCCTCCGACACCCCCAAGCAAAGCTCCAGTTCCTCCACCTAAACCATAACCTAACATTGCTCCTCCCATACCTGTCGTTAAAGGATTGGTTTGATAATTGACTTGTTGTTGTTGAGAAGGGAATCCAGAAGCGATTGGACTTATAAGTGATCCATACGCCTGTAGATTTTGAAAGGGAGCCATTTGAGCTTGTCTAGTTAAAGCTTCTAATCCTTGTCCTGTTTGTAATAAAGTGGGAGCTTGTTGAGCCACTTGTAATTGTCTAGCTCTTTCAGTATTTACATTTTGAAAGGCGTAAGGCAAAGCCGCTAAAGCGGTTTGAGTTGCCACCTGTTGTTGAGAAACTGGTGAACCTGGTGTTCTTCCAGCTCCAGAAAATTGTGAAGCCACATTGGTATAAACATCCCCTGCCGCTTGTTGAATTAAGGGATTAAGATAAGGATTGACATAACCACCAGCTAATGTGGATTGAAGTTGTGATCTGGCTGCTGCCGCATCCGCTTCCTGTTGGGATAGGCCAGTTAAAGTTTGTGTAGTGGGAGCAACGTATTGTCCTACGCCACCTCCATAAACTTTACCTGCTTCTGAAATGATTTGTTGTAATGCTGGTTGAGCTGGACTCCAAGGGTCTCTATTAACAACCTGTGTTTGACCTCCACCTCCGCCTGATCCTCCTCCTAAAAAACTCATTTATCTTTTATCTCCTGTTTGATTTGTTTTTCTAAAACCACATGGGTTCGTTTGTAGCCGAATTGATTTAAAATTTTTTGCCATCCTGGTCTTGCTATTAATTCCATAACTGAACATTTTTCTTCTTGTGCAAACTTTTCAATATCTTTAATTAAATATTGCCACTTATGTCTTTGTCTGCCAGTCATCATATAGATGTGGCAGACTTTTCCTAGCGGTTTTTCTACTATCTCAGTAATAACAACACCGAAATATTTTTCGACACTTGTTTTTTGAACTTTATCCCAAAGAATCCAAATCTGAAATTTGCCTTCCTTGGCCGTCTTTAAAACAAACGCTGAATCTGAAAGTTGACCTGAAAAAAGTAGGGCTTTTCTAATATCTTTTTCAATTAATCCCCATACCTTATCAAGTTCTTTTGTGGGTATTCTGACTAGCTCCATAAATTACACCAAAACTCATTTAAAAACAACTAAGTTATTACTAAATAGCTTACGGCAATATGAACTGAATCGGTAGAACTCATTGTCGCTTTTAAAATGTCAGTTGCCTCCAAAACTAGGGGTTTGGTTATTAATTCTTCTGAAGTATTGGCGGTTAAAGCATGGGTTCTTAAAATTTGGTAAGTGGCACTAGCTGAAGTATCGGTAACATCCAGCGTAACCGTAGGGGTATTAGCGGTATTATTGGTAATGATGATAGATTTAATGATAATATTTTCACCACTAGCTGCCGTTATGATAGCGGTCTGATCGGTAACGGCTAAAGCAACACCTGTAAATTTGTAATTATTTGCCATCTTTATTTTCAGTTTTAGGTTTTGGCGGTAAGTAAGTCACAAGATGTTGCAGCTTACCCCAATTAGAAGTTCTAATATCAATCCATTTATCCAGCTCCTTATTAATATCGGTATGGTCTGGTAAAATGGTTGTGGTATTTAAAAGAAGTTTGATGTTTTCGTTGGCTTCTAAGATTTTTGATTCGTAATGTTTGCTTAACGATTCAATTCTTGTTTTCATCAACAAAATTAGGGTTTTGGATTAGCGTCTTTTACTGCTTTTATTGTATCCTTAAATGTTGTCGTACCATCCACTTGATCATGATAGATCATATCCAATTGATCACCGATTGCTGGATAGGTATTCGTTCCACCATATCTTTCTGGTAGGTTTCTATCTCTTTGATATTGTTTAGCATTATATTCAGCTTGTAGTTCAGCCTGTTTAGCTGTGATTTGTGCATTAGTAATGTTAGTCGGATTGCCATCATGCCAAGTTATTTGATTAATATCTTCATCGTTAACACTTACTTGTGCATGAACGCCATCTTGTTCTTTTCTAATTGTTAGTATTGTTTTTGCTATATCGGTCATTATGCTCCTATTTCCATTAAAGTAATCGTACAAGCATTTGTAGTATGATAAACATTATCAGAATCATTTTTATGATTAAGATAGGTTGTAATAGTATTTTCTGTCATCCATTGCACTTTATAAGTAAGAACATCAGTTAATGTATAACTTGGACTATCTAAAAAAGTAAGTGAAGGTGTAAACATTTGAGTAAGATTTGCACCAGTAGTCGATCTTTGTCTATTACTACCTACTTGATCTCCAATTGTTCCAGTAATGTCTGCATAACCACCACTATCAATATCTCTTACAACTTTCCATATCCCAAAGCCTCCTTGATAAAAGTTTACACTAGCATTAATCACAATTTTTGATGAAGCCGCTGTAGGTGTTATAGCAAGAGACAATCCTGTATCCGCCCAAGATGTTGAAGTTGTTGATGCTCTATCAGTTTTAGAGGTTCCAACACATTGTAAAAGTTTTCCACCACCTGCCGCCGCCGCCCATTCAGGAGCAGTAGCACCAGAGTTCATTGTAAGAACATCATCCGCAGACCCTTTTGCTAATTTTGCTAAAGTCGTTGAACCTGTTGCATACAAAATATCTCCTGCTGTAAAGCTAGAAAGATTTGTTCCACCTTTAGCGACTGTGATTGTTGGTAAAACTGTTAAATCTACTGAACCCCAATCTGGAGCTGTTGCTCCTGAGTTCATAGCCAAAACTTGTTCGGCTGTTCCTTTTGCTAATTTTGCTAATGTTGTTGTTCCTGTAGCATAGAGAACATCTCCTGCCGTAAAACCTGTTAATCCAGTTCCTCCACCTGCTACTCCCAAGCCATCGGTAATGGTAAAAGTTGCTCCAGTAGGAATAGTAATAGTATCGGAAGCATCACCTATTTGTAATGCTGTTCCTGTGGATGGACTTAATTTATCTGATTTTATTTCACTTGCCATGATTGTCCTTTTTATATTAATTTAAAATTTAAGTAAATAATTATTTTTATCCATTATATGATAGTTAAAGCCCCAGAACCTTTAACATCCCATACCGCTGAACCTGTTACGTCTATTGCTCCTATAAGCATATAATTCTTGGTTGCAACCATTGTAGTATCAACTGAAGAACTAATTTCATTGTAATTAGTAAAAGTTGATCCTGCGGTTGATATTGCTCCACCTTCTCCTAAAGTGGTATCGGCATCAGGTAGTGTGTAAATTCTTGTTGTTGATGCGGATATGCCTGAACATTGAAACTGTGCCTTTTTACTATTATCAGTATTATCTTGTAAAGTAAAGTTATCATCATCAATAGTTGTTACCGTACCAGCCGTTACACCGTCTATTTGAGCTTGAATACCAGAGGTTACTCCACTGACATATCCTAGTTCAGTATCGGTTGTTGCTGATACTGCAATTTTTTGCGAACTATTTGAAATAACGGCTCTACTTGCCGTTAAAGATTCTGTGTCTATGGTTGTTGCCGAACCTGTAATCGTTGCTTGTTTGGCATCTAATTGAGTTTGAATATTTGAAGAAACATCATCTAAATATCCTACTTCCGTTGAAGTAACTGCACTTACCGAAACATCTCCGCTGCCATCAGAAACTAAAGCTCTTGATACAGTAAGATCCTCCATTTTAGAAAATTCTATGGCTGCCGCAGCATTAATATCTGCATTAACGATAGTGCCGTCAATAATAACTGGGGGTAAAGAAGTATTGGTTGCACTTACTATTCCGATATAAACCGAAGTAATTGCACCTGAAGTTAGACTGCCTGAATCCCAAGTTACATTAACGGTAGTGTTGGTAGAAAAAGAAGTGCTGGAAATTGTGCCGTACAAAGTTGCAGCCGAATCAACCACTTGAACTCTACGGTTCGCATGATAAACCGCAGTTACATCAGCACCATCAATAGTAAAAGCTGTTCCTGAAACATACGTTGCAGTATAAGACGCTGAACCGTCTCCATATTCAATCCATTGAGCATCGTTAAACCAATCTCTAGTATTTTTCATTAATGCTCTAATGGCATTGTTTAAATTACTAGGTAACATTCCCTCCGCAATATTAATCGTATTTAATGTTGTATTGCTGGCTTGGGTTGTTGAATAATCTTTTATGTTTGTTGCCATTTAATTTTCTAATTTATAAACCATGCAAACGCTTTAGCGTTCTCATCGTTGTTTTTATTTATTAAAACATTCACCGCTTCTTCAATTTGTCTTTGAAAGAACTCTTGGTGTTCCATGCTATAACGCACATTTTCTATATTAATATCTTTAGCCATTATCTTTGTCCTGCCCTACTTGCTACAAAATCAACTCCCTGTGCATGAGTCCAAGTTGAACCTGCTGCAATTTTAACATTCGCCCTAACGTATCTTCCTGATTGTCTAACTGGAACTGTACCACTTGTTACCATTGAACTATAAGAAGATGTTGAGGCACTATTGGCTAATCGTTCCCTTGTTGTAATTGCAACTGTCGCAGTAGCATCTACAATGGGTCTGACTTCTGTTATATCTGATCTTAAACCTGGAAACAACTCTATTTCACTTGTTTCTATTTCAACTTCATTACTATTCCCAGAAAAAATAGCCGCTTTATTATCTCCATCAATCGCACCTAAATATCTTTGACCGCCTAGCCAAAAATCAGTATCTAAAGCAATATTAATATTATCTATACTTGAATCAATTAAATCCATTGTTTCAACAGTGTAAGCTCCAACAAATTGAGAAAAAATTGTACTAGCTGACGCATTAGCAAAAGACCATTTTTCGGTAACATAATTATAAATTAAAAGTTTGTCGCAAATACCAGTCGTATTCGCCTGATTATCTGCACTAGGATAAAGCCAAATAGCCAACGTATTAAAAGGATCTACCGCAGCCACAATTCTGTCGGAGTAGGCTTTGTCTAAATCTATATCAAAAAAACGATTTACTTTTTCCGCACCAATTGGTTTAATATTATCTCCTTGAACTTCAAAGAAACCATCATCAGCATAAAAGAAAACCCTTCGGTTATCTTGGCAAACTGTTTTTCCATAAACCGCACCCCTGTTAGGAGATACCACAGAAAATCTAAAGATAGTTGTTCCGCCCACATAGTCTAAACGCACTATTTCATTTTGTCTAAAAATATAACCATATTCACCTGAAGTGATGGCTACAATCTGTCCGCCTGAACCTGGAAGGTCTTGACTATCGGCTTGTTTTGATCCTGCTGTCCAAGTGGTAATATCATTAATACCTGACCATTGAACCCTGTTTGTTGCACCACTAATATTTCCTGTTACTAAAAAATCTCTTATCACTCCTGATACTTTAAATATCGGTGGAGTTCCATCGGTTGCAATTGTTGAGAGATTGGCAAAGTTCGTTGAAGTTCCCATTAAATAATATTGAGGAGCATCTACTCCATTACTAACAATGAGATAATCTCCAAATTGAGTAAAGGTAATAAAATCGGTATTACTACCTGTTAAAGGTGTTCCCCCAGAAAAATTTGTAGTTGTTAATCTTGCTGTATCAGATGATACATTAGTTAAATTTTCATTTCCAACTGTTGCTCTTGTAACAGTTACTTCTGCTGATGCTACTGTTGCTGAAAAATCGGCATGACCATTAATAGTATTTTTTAAATTTGTAGCAGTAGTATCATTATTTGTTTCTACTTTAAATAAAAGTCCAGATGCCGTTCCTGTTGTTGAAGTAAATACAATTGTTGATCCATCATTTTTTTTTAAAGTAATAGTTTTGTCAGCACCAATACTTGCATAATCTGAAACTGTTATTGTGCAAGTTGCATAAGAAGTAGTTAATAATTTTCCACCAGCACCCCTATCAGTAAATGCTCCTGCTGATAATTGATAAATCGTTTCTTTGGTCGCTGCAAAGTTATAACTGGTATTACCTGTTGATCGAAATGAACCAGCTCCTTTTGATAAATCCGCAATTGTATTGGTACTATAAGATGTTAAAGATGGAAAAGGCTTGTAGCTTCTAGCAGCAAAATAAACATTCTTTGCTACATTTGCACCAGGATTCATAAACTTGGGTTGATCTGGTAGCCATTCTCCAAAAGGTAATTGCATTATTTCCCCTAACTATTATTTGATATAACGGTTGTTCTATCTACAAAAGGTGAACCCACTGTAACATCCGATCTAGCCTGTAAAGGTGTTCCACTCCAAGTATCTTCTTTGTCGTTTCTTTCCAGTCGTTCCATGCTAGTTGCATAAAGCTGAGACCAGTTTTGTAATTTAGAGGGTTCAATACCTCCTAAAAAATTAGCCGCATGATAAAGTGATCCGTATAAATAAATACCTGGATGGTTGGCTAAAATATAATTAGTAGTAGTAGAGTCGGATAAAGCATCTATCGCTTTATAATAATTAATAGTTGCGGTGTAGGTTCCATCTGGTGTGGGTGCAAATCTAAAATTATCTCCCAGTATTGTATAAGTATTCGGTCTTCCAGAGGTACTACCCCCCTTCGTTTGATCCATTTGCGTTGGAGCCATATAAGTTAAGGAATATTTAGTCGATCCAGAAACAATAAAAAAATCCCTGACTTGTAAAAATCCTGTGGGTAATGCTTCCAGTTCTGAATCTATTGTAAAAGAAGTATCGGAAGTAAGCATCTTTCTAATTCTAAATTTAGAATTATATTCTGATTCAACCAATTTAATAAAATCGTTAGCAATCTCATCGGTTAAATCAGAACGATTTAGCCAGTTCGCTATGGATGTTTTTAATTCTGCGTAAGTTGATAGTGCCATTATATGCTCCTTCTTAATCTTCTTAGTGTTAAGGCTAGTCTAGCCCTTTTCCCTAACTTGCCGCCTTTCTTGGCAGCCGCCTGTAGTTTCTTTAGGGGAATCTTTTGTCCTTTTTTAATCTTTAAAGATTTCCTTAAAGCTCCAGGCTTTTTAATTGCTCCTTGAATCCAATTCTTTTTAGCCATTATATATTACCTGGTGCAGTTTTAAAGTATTGATATTCGTTGCTATTCAATTTCTTTTTTAGAATTTTGTTTTGAATTTCTTTCGGAATACGATACCAGTTGTTATCACCAGTTTCTTCCATTGCCCAGATTTGTAATGCTAAAGTAGGAATAGAAGCTACCCTTTTCCATGCCCTGCTTTTAGAATAACCATCGTTAAGATTATAAAGTTCTTTGTTGTGTTTAAGGTGGGGATTGATGTTCTGTTCGTCTATAATACCAATTTCACCACCATTCTCCAATTCTTCTTTAACAAAAGTGGTTTTATTTAAACCATCGACCTGTGTTTCTTTTTTCATTTAACCTTGACCTCTAGTTTTTTTTCTTTTTGGTATTCTCTTGGAATACGATTTTGCATGACGACCTGGTCTTTTTCTCCTAGTTTGCTTAACATGAACATACCCATACGATCTGGGTTTAGCCATTAAGACATTTCAGTAGCATAACAATCGCCAGTACCAATAGCAGCAAATTTAACTCCCTGCTCAGGAACTTTAAGTATTTCTACTGTAGCCGCAGGTATATATAAGTCTGCCGCAGTTGCCGTAGGTGTTGCAGCAAAAGTTATATTCATAGCAGCCGTTGCAACAATTCTTACAAAGACTGTGTCTGCATTAAAAGCAGCAGATGCCGCAGCACTTGATCCTGATGGCGATACTTTGTGCGTTGTGCCTGGTGCTAATCCATAATTATAAGCCATTTATTTTTTTCTCCTATTTAATTTTAGAGGGTGGAAAAACCGCTAGGTCAGAGCCACCCCCAATTTTGTTTATACTATTTTCAAATAGCAAATACTATCTTCTAATAACAAATGTTACGTAAAGTACAACCGCATTAGTTGAAGCACCATCGGTAATCATTTCAATAGTTCCATCTTCCGAAACTGTGTTTGCCGCAGTTGGTTCAGATGTATCTACGTCTCCAGCCGCAGAACCAGAATAAGCAACCGTAATTGCTGAATCGGTCATAGCTGTTCCGCCAATTTCAAAAGTGATTGCTCCATTTGCTGTTCCAATGGCACCTTGAAGGGCTGTTATGATTTTGATGACTCTCCCACCATCAGGTATTCCAACAAATGTTGAAGATGCTGTACTGATGTCTGCAATCTTTGCAGTTATAAAATAGTCGTTAAGTGTTCTCATGTTTTTATCCTCATTGTTCCGCCCTTAATCTAATCTCAGGACTTCAATGTTAATATAAATGCAAGGGGAGCAGATTTTTTAGATTACTCCCCTCACACTGTTAAGTATTACGAAGTAGTTACGTCTGTAACCAGTCCGCTTGATAGTTCATTCTTCGCTTCAAGAGTATATTCAACTACCAAAAATCTTTGATCTGCATCAGCAGTCTGTGCAGGATTTTGAAGTTTGAAATCTCTCAAGAACGACACTGCCCAGAAATCCATTTCTAGTAAGTGAACATCCTGTCCTCTTTTAGCGGCAGTTGAATTAGCTTTTCTAATCCAACGATTCGGTATGACTTGCATCGTACCAAAATCTGATTCGTAAACATCGATAGAAGTCATAAGTCTTTTATCTTCTGCTTTGTCGAATCTAGTTGCTCCACCTGTGAAGAAGGATAGTTTTTGTTTATTGAAACCATTAAGCATGATTACATTAGGGTTTCCGCCACTGTCCCAAGTAGTCTTCAAAGTTGATCGCAGTAAAGTTTCTGTGAACGCCCTTTGAGTTCCATCTGTTCTAATAGCTCCCCCACCAGCTCCAGAACCGCCAGTTCCAGCAGAGACGTTAGTTGAATACCAAGTTGGTAATCCTCCTAAATATCTTGTTGGTGAACCTGAAGTTCCAGCAGCAGCCGCCACATTAGCTAAAAGAGCATTTTCCATATCTCTTTTTAGTTCTTTTGCAGATTTTGCCACCTGGTATGCTAACTCAGTATTTCTACCAGCTAAATTCGAAGCGTCATCTGTTCCAGACACTTGACAAGCTTTTGAAGAAATTTGAGTATAGTTGCTGACTTTGGTAGACGAAGTAAGCGTAGGATATGAAATCGTAGCTCCTTCAGCTTTCGCATTAGCAGCCACAGCAGTCAGAGTATCTGTTTGCCATGAGTGTTGAGTGTTAGTCGCTTTGTTCTTACCAACGCCTGACATAAAAGGGGTATCTGACGGTGATATATTATAAATAATATCAGCCAAATCTTCCCTTCTACCTGTTGTATTGTAAGTAGTTAATACAGCCATTTGTTTTTCTCCTTGTTGGTTGTTACATATATTTTGTCAAAAGATCAGCAGCATCTCTAGGATTTCCGCTTTTCTTCAGACGATTAATTTTATCCAACCTCATTTGACTCATTTTTTCATCTTGATTAACTTTAACGCCTGGCTTGACCACTTGAGTAGGTTTAACAATTTTTTTAGCCAAATTTGGTTTCGGCCTATTCATATTGTTGCGATGGTTCATACCATCTAAAACCACATCAAATATACGACTATCATAAATACCAGCGATTTCTTTGTCGTTGAAACCTCTTTGTACCATGTAGTTTCGCAAATTAGTTTGTAAGGTAGCTCCTTTAACAGGATCACCAAAATCAGGATGTTTTAATCTCACCTTCATTTGTTCTTCCCTTAAAACACTTTGAAACTGCTCTTGTTGTTGAGTTCTTAGCTTTCTTTGAGCTTGTGCGATTGTTTCTTTTCTTCGCCTTATTTTTCTCTCAATTTTTGCAGCTTCATTTGGGTCTTCATCAAATAGCTTGTCTAATTCTTTTGAATTAAGTTCGCTACTTGCTTCAGCGTTTAAAGTCGCTGTCAGATTATTCAAATTTTCTAACTTAGTTGAATAGTCTTTTGTTAGACGATCTTTGTCAGAAATTAATTGTCTTTTTTCAATAGCCAATTCTTCTGTCTTTCGTCTATAGTCGGCATCTTTTTGATAACCTGCTTTTAGTTCATCAAGGTTTACATCAATCTTTTCACCATTTACTGTGACTTGGTAAAGACTGGTATCTTGAGTTTCTTCAGCGTTTTCCGCTTCGGATGCTTTTACTTGATCTTCAACTTTCTGAATTTCTTCAGATTGAGTTTCGGATTGTGGTTGTTCTTCAGTTTTTGTTTCGGTAGCTTCCTGGGTAGGTTTGGCTTCCTCTGTTTTTTTCTTTTGAACAACCTTGTCTGCTTTTGCTTCTTGAGTTTGTTTAGTTATCGGTTTGTTAATCTTACCCTGATCTAACAATGACTCAACCGCACCAGCAGCACCTTCAACTGTCCTTGTAGACAGTAATGGATTTACGTCAGACATAAATGTCCTCCTGTGTGTTTAAGCTCCCTGATTTGGGTTGGCTTATTCTAACCTTGATGATTAGAATTTCTTTTCTTTAGATTTCTGGAAGTCATCAATTTGTTTTTCTGCTAACTTTCCAGTTTCAAGAATTTCTTTAAAATGTTGCTCTACCTTTTTTAAAACTTGATAGGCTAACCAATATTTTTCTCTGGCCTCAGATTCTCTAACCGCAGTCCTATCTAGCAGAGCTTCTGAATAAATTTTTTTAAGTTCCTTAAACGAATCTTGAAAAAGTTTATTCTGTAATATCTGTTTGGCTTGAGATGATCTGCTCAATTCCTTGAGCCGCTTGTCTTGGTCTTTGCTGTCCATTTATATTTTCAAAACGCTTGGTGAACATACTAGCACTTTTTTCTGCTTGTTCAAGGTTTTTCGATCCCTGTGCAATAATCACCCTGTCTAATTCGGCATCGGCTTTTATTTTAGTCGTATCTAATTGAGTATTATATTTTAAAGACATATCTTTAATTTTTGCTTCAAAGTCTAATAGTTCGGCTTGATGATCTAAGTCAGCTTCCTTATTACGTAAGTCTAAATCAGCAAGTTTTCTCTTGTTTTCTGAGTCAATTCTAGCCATTTCAATTTTCTCTATTGGAGAAACTGGTGGAGGTGGTGGAGGTGTTACCAGTTGTTGTCCTTTAATAGGATCAATGAAATAACTTTCCACTGTTTGTAATCCAGCATTTTCAACCATCTTTGATAAGGTGTTATACATATTTTTCATCGTTACCATTGGATAGTCCCTACGGCCTTGAAGTTCAAAAGCCTGAAGTTGTTTTTGTAAAATATTATTCAACATCACCACTTGTTGTTCCTTTGTGCCTGTGCCTAATCCTACGGAAATTGAAATATTAAAACGGTCTTTCCATTCTGTCGGCAATACTGGGATATATTCATTATTGAGTTTAATAATTTTTTCTTTATCCTGATATTTAACTGAAAGGGCAAACATCTTTCTAAATAAATCCTTAACGCCTGTTTCAGCAAAAATTCTAACAATTAATTCAGAACGCATTTGCGTTTGATTCATAATAGCATTAATGCCTGTTGCCGTTTTATTTAAACTTTCAGAATCTAATCCTTGATTATATTTAGTAACGCCAGTTCGTACTTCCCTGACTTGATCCAGGTATTCCAATAAAGGAAAAGCCTGTTGTGAAATCGGTTGAGCCTGTATCGGCTGCATGACTTGGTTCGGTGGTTGTTTGGTTCTAACAATTCCTCCAGGTCTAGTTGTAAGAATATCATCCATGTTCACCATACCATCCATGATTGCCACTCTGTTGTTGTTGGTTAGATACATATTATCCAACAATTGTCTCATCACTGTGGATTTCATTAACTGGATGTCTTCTACTAATTCAGCCACAGATCTTCCATAAAATCTATGCGGCATTGGAATCGGTGTAACCGAAACGAAAGGAATTTGATCGCATGGCATATTTTCTAAAATATAATAACCTGATGATCCAACCGAAACGACTTTTCTTAATTCGGCAATACCATCGCCATCATAATCATAACGAATATAATTTTCATAAATTTGAATTTTTTGTGTAGAAGGATCGTTGGAGGTATCGTAAGGATAGTCTTCAATATTTCTAAATCTTGCTAATTTTTCCATATTGATAATCGTTGCATCAGAGGTTGGTAAATTATAAACTTCGTCTTTATCATAACCCATTTCAACTAATTGAGTTCTACTCATTTCAACCCTGTGAGCTACATATAAAGCATCCTCTAGTTTAACCGCATCCTTATCAATTAAAAATTCTTCTGGCGGAATAGACTCTACTTTGATTTTTCCTTTTTTAGATGTTCGTTTAATTCGACAATCATGGAGTTTAGGTAAAGGAATATCCATGTCCATTCCTTGTGCTGCCATTTGTTCTTCAAATTGTTCTATAGCTTGATCGGCCTGTTCATCTTCCTTTTCATCATGTTCTAAAATTTCAACTTCAGGATTGTCGGTTAAAACTTTATATTCTTCATCGGTTAGGTTTTTATAAGTTTCATGTTCGACTTCTTCAGTTTCATCATAGAAGATTTTTAGGATTCCATTTTTTTCTACTAAGGCATCTTTGAAAAAATTATATAAAAGGGTAAAGCCATCGTTTTCTTTATAGAAAATATGATTGAGATAAGCGGTTGCCTGGTCGGCTAACGGTGCATCTTCAGCTCTAACTGGTTCGCACTGCACCACTTTGTCTGATGAAGTAAAAACTCTTAATAAATTTGGTAATAAACTTTCAATCGTATCAGCGACATCGGTACTAACGACTTGGCTTCTTCCAGCCATTTCATTTCCTAATGGATCGCCTTGATAATATTTTAAAGATTTTTCCCTTTGATCGGAAAGGAGACCTCCTAGATACCCAATCGCATTAGTGATTTGTCCTTGAAGAATACTTCGTAAGGTTGGGTCTTCTAATTTTAGAATTTTTTTTGCCATGTTATAATTCTTTTCCCCATCTTATTCTGGGAATGGATTGAACTTGTTGCCAAATTCTATTGGCTCTTGTTGTCCAACCAGTATTTTTTTTAAAAATCTGTACCATTGTTTCTTTATTAAAATTTACAGCTTTTAAACTTGATCCACTTTCAGTGGATAAAGTATATGTAATAATTTTTTTACCACCCATACTTTGCCACACTTGCATAGCTTTTGCATATAAAAAACTACAAGTCCCTTTTGGAGCATCTTCCAAAACACAATTACGATTTATTTCTAAAGTTAATTTATTATCTAATTTTCTAGCAACTGGTCTGCCTACAATTACAACACCAACTAATTTACCTTTATATTCAGCTCCTAAACTAAATTTATGGCCTTGACATTTTTTGTTATGACGATGATATTTTATTACAAATTCATTAGCTTCTTTTAATGATAGTGGTATAATTTTTAAATCTTTTGCCATGATTAAACTACGTAACTTGTATCAACTTTAATTTTCTTTTTCCAGTCGCTAACTTTTCCTCCGAAAAAAGTACACCCTGTTCTAAAAGCGTCAGATGGATGAGAAGCAAAGTTATGCGTTGGTCGGTTCTTGAAGCACTGATTTCTTTCATCCCATTTTTTTTGGTAAGCCTTCAACGCTTCAATTCCCTGATAAGTTTTGTTTTGGTCGAAATAGCATTGGGGTAGAGTTTTCCGCACCATTTCAATTCCATCTTCGATTGAAAGTTTCGGAGCTATATCAAATGATATACCCAATTCCAAAGCTGTTTCCAACCTTGATTTACCATAAGCTCCTAATTCTCTTACTTTTATATCATGCGGAGCTATATGTCTATCATATTTATAAGGTTTTGAATCCAGAACGTCAGCATAAAAATCCAGACCTTCTCCAGAATTTTCATAGTAGTCTATGATCCTTAGTTGGCTTTGCAAACGCTGAACAAACCAAATAGCAGTAGAATCTTTAAGACCCAAGTCCCACCAGGTTTCAGTTTTTAAATTTTCATCGTAAGGAACATCGGTAATGCGATTAGATTTTTCAAGCTCCTCAATGATTTTTCCATAGTAAGAGCCAGTAATAGCTGCCTGAAATGAACATTCAAACTCCTGTTCGTACAAATCTTTCGACATTACCCTTTGTGCGGCTGACAATTCCTTATCATCAAGCACTTTAGTCTGGGAGGCTTTGTAAGTGCCTGTCCACCAATCTTCTTCCTCCAAAGCCTGTTTGTGAAGTTTATAAAAATAATTCTGACCTTTGGGTGTACCGATAAAAATGCACCAACCTTTTCGATCAGCTAAAGAAGGTCGGATAATTTCTGGGAAAAGGACTGGACTAATGTTCTGGGTTTCATCAAAGACACATCCATCTAAAAAGATACCCCTTAACGCTTGGTCATTTTCGGCACCTAGTATAGTAATCCTAGAACCGTTAGGAAAATCACACCTCAGTTCTGATTCGTTGAATTTTATATAAGGAATATTTCTGCAATAATTTTTAATATAGTCCCATGCCGTACTTTTGCCTTGTTTAAAAGTGGGTGCGATAAAGGCGTACCTGGGATTTGGCTGCGTATTAATCAGGGCGGCTCTAATCAGATGATTGATGCACAACACCGTTTTGCCAGACCTCCTATGTGCAATAATAACATTAAATCGGTGCTTAAGGATTTGATTGTGCAAAAATTTTTGAAGTTTCCTTGGCTTGTAGGGAATAACGACTTCAGGCATTTAAAACAAAACCCCCCATTATACTTTATACCATTCATATTCTATAGTCAGTTCTTCTTCAGGTTTAATGTCTTGAATTGTTATTAAATTCCACTTCTTAAAATCATAGCGTAATTTAGGATCATCTTCATTAGTAAAGCGTAGCTTCACCTTTTCACAGTTAGACTTTTCAGAATGATTAATAAAACCACCAAGCGGTGTACGAATAATTTGTGAACCAAATTGTAGATGAGACATTCCCAAGTTGGTTCCTTGTTTAATAGGAATTGTAGTAAAAACCCCCAGTCCTTGAATAGAGCTGGATTTAATCGTTAGCCCAAAAGGCAACGGCTTGTAATTAGCCATGCTAATGAATAGTTGTATTTGGTGGGATTTGCAAGGAGTTAAATTGATCGTAGGTTTTAATTCCTAGTTCTTCCACCATGAACGTACTGAACTTCTTGGCTTGTTCATAGCTGTCGAATCCTGAGAAATGAATACTCACAGACTGGTTTTTCTCTGAGATCAGAACTATGGCCGAAATGTGGCCGTTGTCTAAAAATTCAAACATGGTTTTTTAAAGTTGGTTGTGTTTACCTCCTAATAACGTCTATTACGTACGCCAATTTCCTGCGGTGGTATGGCTTTATTTGACGGCGTACCTTTTGGTTTTTTCAGTTCATTACTATTAGGTTTGATAATCTTTATTTATCGGTACTACTTTTTACGCTAATAATATGAACCTAAACTGAACATGGTTCTAGTTTAAGTTTATTTTTTTTCTTTTATCTACCTATATAGGTTGTAGCACAACCTTTGTTTACAAAGGTAGGGCAGAAACAAACTAAAAGCATTGATATTATTAATCTTTTAATATGTTTTACTTGCTTAACCACTTAACTAAAAGGGGTTTATTATCATTAATATTGCCTAATTTTAGACTACTTTTAGGCTGATACTTGCTTAAAAGTGCTGAACTTCTGTACTTAATCATGCTGTTTATTTCTTTTTCTAGGTTAGATATGGCCAGACTACTCCTTTGATTAGGATGATTTTTTAAATCTTCTATTGTTTCTTTTATTCTAAAAACAGCCGTATCAAGGGCCAGACTTATTCCGTCTTGTACTGCTAAATCGTATTCTTCCCTAATTTTAGGCTTTTTGTTTAATAACTTTCTTAATGCTTCATAAGTTATGTTTCTATCTTTTAATATAGCTTTTATACTTTGCTCTCCTTTTGCTAATTCTTCAAAAATAGAGCTTAAAACGTCTGGTTTTAGTTTGGTTGTATTACTCATTAAATATATTATTATTGCTATTGACAAATCCTATTGACAGGATTATTGTTAGCTATGTTTATTTATATATTAACATTTAAACAAATGAAAGGTTAAAAATATGGTTAAAAATGAAAAAAAGCTTGAAAGTAAAATTCTTAAAATGGATTGCTACGATCAAGAGCTATGGGTTGCTGACAATCAAGACATTATTAGCAATTCATCTAATGAGTTTAAATCTTTTATTGAAGGTTTAGATTTTGAAACAAGCCAATCAGCTTTAGAAAATTTAAATGCTGATTTTTATACACAAACAATTAGAGGTTAAAATGAAAGAACTATTTTACGCAGTATATTTTGCCCTGCATTTTGCAGGAGCATTTTTAGGCCTAATCATAGCAATACATTTAAGTTTTTGGCTAGGGATCTCAATGTTTGTATTTTTCATTATTAAGTTTTGCTTAATGATCCCAAGTATAGAAAAACAAATATAATTAGCTATTGACAAGAATAAGAGTTAATGCTATTGACAATAATGGAGGTAAATAAAATGGTAGATAATAAAAAAGTATATTTAAGAACAACTAGGAATTTATACTATAAGCAAGAAAAACCAAATTTAAAGGTTTATTATTCTTATACTACTCCAGTTGCTTTTGAAATAGATGGAGTGTTAAAAGTTTCTGAAAATCAATGGAGTGTGACGACAGGTCGTCATTTAACTTGGATAGATGGAGGAAACAAAAAAAGCAGATTAAAAAGAGAGGAATTTAATCAGCTTGTAAAACAACATAAACCAGAACCAAATTTTATGAAATCGGTTTCAATGGTTTCTGCTGTGTTTGGCTTAATGTGTCAAAATGATATTAAAACTAAGAATAAATATCAAAAGAAATTTTTTGACAAAGTTGAGGGAATAAATTTTCCTAATGATTGGAATACATTAAGCGAAGAAGAAAAATCAAGAAGATTAGAGGGTGCAACTAAAATAGGGCTAGAAAAATGACTTTACTAGAACATTTTAAAGACCCTAATTTTTGGCATATCTTCACAGAAGAAATGATGAAAGCATTAATATTTGTCGGCTTTCTTGTGGTTGTTTTCTGGCTATTGGATAAAATTAAATCAAAGCCAGATTTGACCACAAGACTAGCAGAACAAGAGCAATGGCAAAAGAGGTTTAAAAAATGACAAATAAAGAAAAAAATAAGAAAGATAAAATAAAAACTGAAAAAAAAAGAAAAGAACTTTTACATTTTATTAAAACTGTAGGTTCTCCGCATATCTGGTCAACCTATAATTTTTATTTAAAAGAAATAGGATGTGAGGCTTTAATTCCAGATGGAACAATAAAAGAGGTTTAAAAAATGACAACTAAATCTATAACAAAACAAGAAATAAAATACTGGCTAGGCAATGATTATCACAAATGGATAGTAAATGTTATTCATGATTTGGTTAATCTTAATGATCCAAATGATTTACTCTATTTAAAAAAAGAAATTAAAAAAGCTAGTCAAGATAGCAAGGATGCAAAATGACTAGCTTAATCATAGAAAATAAAGAAATTATTATTATTGTTATGGCCTGTTTAATCATGGGATTATTTTTACCAAAATGAAAAT